AATGGGTATGTAAAGTTAGTTGCTGATCTATTAATACCTGAGAAGTTATTACTATGATTGAATGGCCAATGATTAATTTTGGTCCAGTAAATTTGTTTAATGTGCCAAAACGTTTCAAGAAATGTGAGCATGATAACTGGATGATGTTGTACAGCATGAATCAGAAATGGTGCTATGGAAAAAATTGCGGTGAAAAGCGTTATATCAACAATGGTTTAAAGATAGAACATCAGAGGTAAGGAATGGATATGCAACTACTAGCTGTTTTAATCGCATTATCAATCGGAGTTATTGGTATTACCGGTATCTTAGTCAAGTACGCTCTGAAGGTATTTGATGACATATGGAAAGATGATGACAACGGGTATTTTTAATGGCACTTAAAACGACTAATAAGAATAGAAAGAAAGTGGCTAAGTTTAGAGCAGACGAAAGTTCTTATAAAACCGAATTAGGAAAGCTAAAACCGAATTAAGCAGATTTGCCTGATTTCAAAATGTCATATTCATTCTTGATTTTATCATCAAGTAATTGCCATTTTACAGCTCCTTCAACCATTGATAGCGCTTGTTCTTTGCAATGCACTACTTCTTGTTCCGTTAAGAGTGATGAGAACTGATCGACAAGTTTACCGGTTCTTTCTGCATCTTCAGCTGTTGTTGCTGTGATAGATAACACAAGTGCTTTTACTAGAGCTTCTTGATGGGTCATTTGATTCTCCAATGTTTTTTAACTTTAATGGTCATATCTTAATGGAATTTTCTATCTATTTTTTAAAATATTAATTAGATATATTTTTTACGCAAAAGATTGGACAAAAAAAAGCCCCGATTAAGGGGCTGTTGGTTACTCAGGGACTTGTTACTCACCAAAGATCGTAATCTTGCCATTAAGACAAGATGCGGGCTTTCGCTCAAGATGTACTAGCAGTTTAGAACTAGCCCCATTAGCTATGTCATCCATAGCTGTCTCATCTTCATGAGTTAGCGCAACTAAAGCAACGCCTTCAGAATAAGACCTGCCATCGATAAAAGGGCCAAATGTGTTGCCGTTTGAAAAGTATATTTGTTTCATTTTATTCTCCAATAGTTTTATTTCTAAACTTTGCAACTCTGGCCTTGTTCAAGCATTTGTTGCAAATAATCTTTTTGATAAGACCGGTGAACTCAGATCCGCAGACTAAGCATTTCTTAGTTTCATTTTTGCGGAGTGAGGCAAGTAAAGCGCCAGGGCTACTCGATTCCATAACTGATTAGCAAGCAAAAGGCATGTCAAAAACAACAACTTCATTTTCAGCATCTTTTAGCATTTTATTAAGTTTGCTATCTTCAAACGTTTTAATCTCACCTTTTATTTCTTTTAAATATTTACATTGAACAGAAACATTGTGAGATAAGCACTCAAGTAGATCTAAGTTGTAAGAATTTGCATTTTGCAATTCTTTAATCATTTCAGCCAAATTAGCTTTAGCTTCCCTATAAACCTGCCAAGGATTTAGTTCTAAAGTTTTTTCGTACATTTTATTCTCCGAAAAAACCAATGATAGCGTGTTGAATTTCACGCACATCATCTCTAAAAGAGTCGGCTACTATTGCGTCATTAGCATCAATAAAATCAAGTACGTCATTATCAAAGATAAAATCATTTAATTCTTGTCTAGTCCATTCTGCACTAGCAGCTCTTTCAAATTGATCTGCTAGTTTATATTGGGCTTGCATGATAAAGTCAGAGCTGGCATCTTCATCGCCCGCATAATATTCCAAGCCATCAATCAATTTTTTTATGCTATTAAAAGTGTTGTTATTTTGTTCCATGATCGTATCTCCTCAAGGGTTCCAGAAGTTGAAACCGTGAAGCTATTAAATCACATGTAATGCTAAACGTAAAGCGTTATTTAATAAATAAGGTAAATAAATTTAGTAGAAAAGTGCTTATATTGCATAAATAATAGATATAGTATAATAGAGCTATGATTTTATTAGATATAGTGTTATGACGACATTAACTCCACAACAAGAATTGTTTGCACAAACAGTTGCATCGGGTGAAAGCCAAAGCGATGCTTATCGACGTGCTTATAAAGTTAGAGCAAATACTAAGCAAGAATCTATACATCAATCTGCATCTAAGTTAATGTCAGACCCCAACGTAATATCAAGGGTGGATGAATTACGCAAACCTATCATTGAAAAGGTTGGCTTAACACTTGAAGCACATCTAGCTAGGCTTGAACATCTAAGCAAAAAAGCAGAAGAAGCAGAAAACTATGGTCCTGCTGTTACAGCTGAAACAAATCGTGGGAAAGCGGCTGGTCTTTATACTGAAAAAGTTGCAGTTACAGGAAATGTACAAATCATAGCATCTGCTCTGGACGCACTGCTTTGAGCTTTAAGCTCACATCTAAGCAAATGGAAGCACAGGAAGTGTTAGCTGGGCCTGCAACGCATATCTGTTTATTTGGAGGTAGTCGATCAGGTAAGACATTCTTATTGACGCGCAATGTTGTCTTTAGAGCATTGAAAGCTGCTAACTCACGTCACGCTATCTTTAGGTTTAGGTTTAACGCTATTAAAGCCTCGGTGATTATGGACACTTTTCCAAAGGTGATGCAGATAGCTTATCCAGGCGTTTCTTATTCGCTCAACAAGACTGACTTTTACGCACAGTTTGATAATGGTAGTCAGATCTGGTTTGGTGGACTAGATGATAAGGAGCGTACCGAGAAGATATTAGGAATGGAGTTTGCAACAATCTACTACAACGAGGCCTCACAGATACCTTTATCGTCTATTGATATATCAATTACACGATTAGCTCAAAAATCAACACAAATGATTGGCACAGCTAGCTCAGATCTTAAGCCTAGATGTTATTACGATCTTAATCCACCATCGAAAGCGCATTGGTCATACAAACGGTTTATTGAAAAGCGAGATCCAGACAGTAAGAAGCCTTTAGAAATGCCAAATGATTATGCCAGCTTCAAGATTAATCCAGCTGATAACACGGAAAATTTATCGACAACTTACTTAGCCACACTCAACAGCCTGGCACCAAGATTAAAGAGAAGATTCCTGCTTGGTGAGTTTAGTGATGCTACACCTAACGCTCTATTCACCTTTGAGAACATTGACGAGAATAGAGTCATTGATTCTGGTTATCCTGAATTTATCCGTGTCATTGTGGGTGTAGATCCATCAGGTGCCGGTGAAACTGATAACAAAGAGAATGATGCTATTGGTATTGTAGTCGGAGCCTTGGGTACAGATGGTAAAGCATACTTGCTAGAAGATTGTACAGTGACGGCAGGACCGGCAACTTGGGGAAGAATAGCAACAACAGCTTATGATCGTCATGCTGCTGATTGTGTAGTAGGCGAGGCTAACTATGGTGGGGATATGGTTAGACATACAATCCAAACTGCTAGGTCAAGAACACCTTACAAAGCTGTCACAGCAACGCGTGGCAAACATATCAGAGCTGAACCTATCTCAGCACTCTATGAGCAAGGAAAAGTCTGTCATGGTGGTTATTTTCCAGAATTAGAAGACGAACTGTGTTCATTTACTACAACCGGTTATTTAGGCGGTGGATCACCCAATAGAGCTGATGCCTGGATCTGGGTGTTAGCAGAGTTATTTAGTGCCATTGTGTCACCACGAAAAGCTAATTTTAAACATATCGAAACATTTACAGGCGACTCTATTACCGGTTACTAACAGTCTCACCAATGAGACTCTAATATTTTAACGAATGTCGGGAGACATACGATGCAAATGCAACAAGTAGATGACGAGTACGAACTCGAACATAACGCAGAAGAAGAAGCAGGCGAGCTTATACAAGCACTGGGTTGGCGTTTAACACGTCTAGCACAAGAGCAAATTGGTATTAGGCAGCAAACTGAAGATCGATGGTTATCAGATCTTGAGCAGTACATGGGTCACTATGATGCAGAAACACTGGAGAGATTGAAGAAATCAGGTGGTAGCCAGGCTTTTGTCAATATCACACGATCAAAGTCAACAGGCGCTGAAGCAAGACTGTCTGATATGTTATTCCCCTCCGATGATACTAACTGGGCAATACAGCCAACGCCAGTTCCAGAATTGCAGAAAATGGCAATGAATCAGGAGGTCGCTGGTCAAGATGAACAAGGCAATGAGATTACTCATGCTGATCTTGCTAAAGGAATAATCAAAGAAGCACAAGCACGCGCTGAAGCAATGACACGCGAGATTGATGATCAGTTAGTCGAAGCTAAGTATCATACGATAGCTAGAGAGGTCATCCATGATGCTTGTCTGTTTGGTACAGGTATCTTAAAAGGTCCTGTTGTTATCAATCGAACACGCAAGAACTGGAAGCAGCTGGATAATGCAGTCTATGAGTTAGATATCGTACAAGAATACCGGCCAGGTGTTGAGCATGTCAGCGTGTGGGATTGGTTTCCCGATATGTCAGCTACCAAGATCAACGAATGTGGTTTTTTCTTTGAAAGACGTTATGTCACTAAAAAGCAGCTCATCGAACTGTCTAAACGTCCAGGCTACCTAAAAGAACAAATCAAAAAGATTATTGCTGTTGATGCACGCAATAATTCCAATGGCTCTAGTCATGTTGGGCGAATACGTGAGTTATCCGGTGTCCAGGCTAACATCAATGATAATCGCTATGAACTCTGGGAATATCATGGTCCTGCAACTAAAGAAGATTTAGAGGCGTGTGGCTGCATGGTAGAGAATGATGACTTAATCGAGCATGATGTCATTGTGTCATTTATCAATGGCACTGTTATTAAAGCCGATCTTAATCCACTTGAGACCGGTGAATGTCCTTACTCTGTGTTTGCTTATGAAGATGATGATACCAGTGTCTTTGGCTTTGGTATTCCGTATCTATTGCGTAATGAGCAGCGTATCGTTAATGCCGCTTGGAGGATGTTACTCGACAATGCTGCGCTATCAACTGGACCTCAATTAATCATCAATAGAGAATTAGTAACCCCTTCAGATGGTAGCTGGGATCTTAAAGCCCGTAAAGTCTGGTGGCTGACAGATCCAGAACATCGTGTGAATGATGCCTTTGGTAGTCATGAGATTGCTTCACATCAAGCCGAGCTATCCAATATCTTTGAAACAGCTAAAAACATGGCCAGTGAAGTAACCAGTTTACCAATGATAGCTCAAGGTGAAGTAGGTGGCACACAAGATACGGCAGCTGGCCGTAGTATGTTGCTTAATGCGGCTAATACTGTATTGCGTAATGTCGTTAAAGCCTTTGATGATGGTATCACTAAACCATTTATCGGGCGTATGTATGATTGGAACATGCAGAACAGTGATAAGGAAGCAATTAAAGGTGACTTTGAAGTAGATGCTAGAGGGTCATCAGCACTGTTAGTCAAAGAGACTCAGACACAAGCCCTGCTTAACCTGATGTCAGTATCACTGCAACCTATCTATTCTGATTTAACTAAACATCCCGAACTGTATCGTAAAGCAATACAAGCACAGCACCTTAACCCCGATGATGTTGTTAAAACGGATGATGAATTAGAAGCAGAAAAGAATAAGCCGGATCCAATACAACAAGCGATGCAAGAACAACAAGCCGCTATGATGCAACTGCAAGTTCAAGAGCTGCAGGGTAAGATTGATAAACTCACTGCAGAAACAGCGGATATCAATGTTAAGACTCAGTTCAGTGCCATGCAAACAGCAGGATCTATTGTGCAAATGCCTCAGATAGTGCCTATTGGTGATGAGCTAATGAAAAGTGCAGGGTACAAAGATGCTAATGGTCTGCCCAGCACTGTAGCGCCAAATATGGCACAACAAGCGCCTAATATGCAGCAAAACACCAGTCCAGGATCACCAGCCTTACCACAAGAAGGTATGCCACAAGATCCTAATCAGCCGCAGCAAATAGACCCACAGTCTGCAGCACAAGGAATGAATCAAGGTATTGAGACTCAGCAGATCGAGGCAAGAGCAGCTGGTGGACCGGTTAATGCTGGACAACCTTACTTGGTAGGGGAGTTAGGACCTGAAGTGATTGTTCCACAGAATAATGGCATGGTTTTACCGAATCGTAATCCTGATCCAGCCATAGTAGGTATGCAGAACGGTCAACCAGATTATGGTTATGGCAATCGTTGGGATGAAAGTACAAAAGCCTATACAGGTCCACCAAAAGGTGTTGGCTATTATGGTGAACTACAAAGACCAGATGGCAATATCTCTGGCGAACTAGGTATGGGTAGACAAGCTGGTGCGCATAATGAAATACCTACAATGGTGCCAGGCTTATCCCCACAAGAAATGTCAGTCATGTTATCCACACCAGAGGGCCAAAGATATCCTGACTCTGTTAGAAACTCTATTAGAGATAAAGCTGAGAGTCATGCAGCGTTTAGAGAGTTAAACGGACAATCACCTTGGGCTGGTATCAATGATAGTAAAGAATTAGCACCTGATCTAAGAGAGAAGATGATTAGCCAAGCAATGATTGCACCTAATGATCCACCGCGTGGTAAACCTAAAAAGCGCTAAAAAATCAATTAACTTAATAAGCATAACCTGGAATTAAAATAATGAATGTAGAAAAAGAAAACAGATCATTTGGATGGGCTATTGAACAGTTAAAAGCTGGAAATAAAGTTGCTCGTGCTGGATGGAATGGTAAGGGGATGTGGTTGTTACTGGTAAAAGGTTTACCCATTGTTCACCCGGTTCCTGGTTCAGATTATTACAAGGCTGGAATAACTGAGTGCGAGATACTGCCACATATTGACATGTGGACGACAAACGCAGAAGGCCGTAGAGCGATGTTATGTGGGTGGCTTGCATCACAAACAGACATGCTTTCAGATGACTGGCTTATAGTCGAAATATGCCCCTATTGCGAAAAACTTAAATGTGGTAACATGTAACGCAGCATAATACAAGAATTATGATAGATACAACGTCAGATACATGGTTAGAGATTGAAAGTTTCATTGATGAACAGCTGGCCGCATCAAGCCGCAAGCTGGCTTCAGTCACACTGGATTATAATTTAACAATGTATCATCGAGGAATAGTATCGGCACTGACTGACTTAAAGTCATTGTCGTCTAAACAACCTGTATCTTTACTCACCAGTAACGAATACAGTTAATCAACAAGCCTGTCGGGAGACACGCATCATGTTAGATGATAACACCGCTGTTAGCAGCCGTGATGATGAAGATTTTGAAGAATTATTTAATGGTTTTGCTGAAGATGATGCAAAAGTTATTGATGATCTTGTCCAAGAGTCCGTTGACGATGATTCCAGCGATTATGAATTAAGCGCTGACAATACCATTGAAAACGAAGTTGAAGATGAAGCGCAAAAACTACGACAACAAATCGAATTATTGCGTAAAGAGAAAGATGACATTGAGCATAGCTTCAAGTCTCAAGTAGGCCGTGTTAGCGCCCTGCAAAAGAAACTTGATAGCCAAAATCCACCAGCAAAGAAATTTGATGATGATCTAGCGGTTGCGATGGAAGATTATCCTGAAATCGTAAAGCCCATGATCGATTACTTTGAGCGTAAGTATGGCGACCTGGATCAACGTCTAGCTCCCATTCAACAACAAAATGATCGTCAAGATGAGCAGCGCTACATCGATACTCAACTCAGTATTATCGACTCTAGCATACCGGATTGGCGAGACATTATAGCCAGCACTGATTATAGCAACTGGATAGCCGAGCAACCCAAAGCCGTTCAAGATATGCGTAACAGTTATGATGCCCGTGATTATCAGTATCTCATTGGCTCATTTCAAAGTACCAAGAACAAATCGAATGAACTGGCAC